GTGCCTTTCGCCTTGCTTGGGCTCGTCGCCAAGCTTATGGAAGCTTCCTTCCTTGCTACAGTAGTCCTCATTCTGTTGAAGGGAGCCCCGCATGGGCTTGAAGAAGTGACCTTCCCCGAACAATTTGTGGCATCGGGATGCCTGTTGGGGTTGGTAAAACACAAGGTATGCCTGGTAATGGAGCGAACCAGTTTCTGGGCAAACCTCCTCGCCATAGGCGATAAACCTGATCCGGCCGGTGTCCGTCAGATTCTTCATCGTTGTCTCAAGACAACTCACGGCTTGGTGGAGCCACAGTGTGGCTACCCATTGCCTCGAACGCAGCTTGGTTGGGTCAAGCTGGTCCTCGTTTTCCATTCTGCACAGATGCACAGAAGTGGCTGAGGGTAATAAAGGCCTCAGCTTATATAGTACATTAACTGCAGGTTAATTGATTTTCGCACGCGATTGTGGGGACTAAGGAAAGATCACGTTTATGACGTTTATTGAAAACTTTCACACTTCATGGATACGGCGGCGGCGGCGACGGCCTTCGGCCTACGATGGCATGAGGCTTCGCCTACGGGTCCCTGTAATACAGAGTAAACGTGACCTCGGCATTCGTAACTACGGTGTCTATAATGCTCGAAGTCACTGTATCATAGCATGCCCAAATGATGGCACCATAAGTTTTCAAGTTCGTTGGAACTGCAGTTGCATCAGTCTTAAACGTAAGCTTCTTCTTCATGGGGATCCATTTCTTGATCAAAATGGTCTTATCAGTGAGATCTTCAGAATCAGATGCCCTACAACGATAGGTTCCAAGAGGCTTGACTCCTGGAAACCTCTCAGTCTGCAATGGATCAATCAACACATTGTTCGAAATCGAATGAAAGAACTGGGTCTTGTCACCAGGATCCCCCTGGGATGCATCATATTGCACGAAATATGGCTTGATCGTGACATTCCGGCGATCAGATGGGACCTGTAGAACTGCCCTCATCATGATGCCACTTGTGTAGATTTCATCACCACGACGATCGGAATCAGAGTTTCCTTGGGATGGGAAAATTGCAACAGATGGTGTTGCCAAATCCCAGAATGCTTGCTTCGTGCAGAGATCGTGTTTCATTGAGAAACCCTCAGAATTCACAGACTTCCAGCACTTTTCGGCAGTCGAGAGAATAACTTTCTTCACTGCCTTTGCAAACGAACCCTTCTTTCCGCGAAACTTGCGACGACCACCAGCAGTCCTACTCGCAGTTGAATACCTGGCCTTCTTACGAGAAGCCATGAAACTATTGGACGCCCTACGCTTCCTGCTCGGGTAAGGCATCTTCACCGTTGGGATAAATATGCTCCTCGGGTCTGTCCTTATATACTAGGTCTATCCTAAATATACGTCTCCCGACAGCCTCCTTATGGGCTTCGGTGAGCTTGGGCCACCATTCGTTCCAACTACAGTTGGAGGTAAAGACGATGTTCTTGGGCTTCCACCAGAGGAATCCACCCTTGCTATTAAATTCAATAGGGTATCTATCTGTCCACTCGAGAAATTCTTCAACCTTAGGAATTTTCGCAGGACCAACGTCATCAACAAGCACAGTGTCGGAAGCAGATACTGTTGGAGTAATCCACCAGCTTCCTGTAGGGTTAGGCATACGGGCCCACCCATCAAGACCGAACTGTTCATCGAGCCAGCGGGTTTTCCCACTGCCAGAATCTCCGATCCTTATATATACCTTGGGCTTGTCACGATTGGTTTTCACCAGCTTGCCCCGGATATGGTGAGCATACTTGTCCATACCTGCATGATACTTGACATATGCACCAAAATGTCCTTCTTCTTCGGCCACCTCAAGAGGTGTTTTGCCTGAGTCCAGCTGACGCTTGAATCCAATGAGGTCGTGCCTTTCGCCTTGCTTGGGCTCGTCGCCAAGCTTATGGAAGCTTCCTTCCTTGCTACAGTAGTCCTCATTCTGTTGAAGGGAGCCCCGCATGGGCTTGAAGAAGTGACCTTCCCCGAAC